CCTAGATCAAACATTTTAAAACAGCTAGATAAAGACGCAGCAGAACTTCAGCGAAGCGGCGAAACTCGTTCAGTTCTACTGTCTTTTACTAGCGATCCTTATCAGAAACTCGACGTTAAAGAGAAGCTGACAAGAAACGCAATTAAAATATTACACGCCCACGATTTAAAAGTTACGATACTTACAAAAGGCGGGAGAAGATCCGAACGCGATTTTGATTTACTAAGTTCAAGACCTGAACTAAGTCTATACGGTGCTACTCTGGTATTTTCGGACGAAACATTAAGGCAAGAGATTGAACCAAACGCAGCACCCACGAAAGAAAGAATACAGTCTCTCGAAATAGCACATGATGAATTCAAAATACCAACGTGGGCGAGTTTCGAGCCAGTATGGACGGCTGAGCAGTCGTTAGAGCTAATGAAAGAAGCTATGGATTATATTGATATTTTCAAGATAGGAAAACTCAATTACAACCCACAAAGCAAAAATGTAGACTGGAAACAGTTTGCACACGACGCAATAAAATTAATGAAGGACAATAATAAAAACTATTATATTAAGGAGGATTTGAGGAAATTCCTCTAAATCTTTTTTAAGTGATCTCATGCGAAAAACTAAACTAACCCCCGACATCCAAAAGAAAATAGGCGATAATATAACGCTAGGTATGCCTCTGAAATTCGCAGCAGAAGCCGCAGGTATAACAGAAGTCACTTTCTACAACTGGCTAAAACGAGGCGAAAACGAAAGCAAAGGGAAGTTTTTTGAATTCGCCGAACATATAAAAGCTTGCAAGGCGAAGGCAGTGCAGTTACATTTAAAATTGATTACAAAGGCGGCGACTGATGGGAATTGGCAGGCTAGCGCGTGGATATTAGAGAGGAGGCATCCTGAAGAGTTTGGAAGGAAGGACAGGCTAGAACTTGATGCTAATATGAAACATTCCGGTGAAGTTAATTTACATACTCTTTCTGACGAAGAATTAATGGAAATAATACAAAATGAATCTAAAAAGTGAAGCTGCCGAACTTCTTTTAAAAAGAAGGAGAGCAAGAAGTAACCTTCTCGATTTCACCAGTTTTACAATGCCAGAGTTCCGGGTAAGCTGGCATCATAAGTTAGTTGCTTCTAAATTAGATCAATTTGTTAAAGGGGATATAAAAAGGCTTATTATTTCAATGCCCCCTCGACATACTAAATCTGAATTTGTCTCAAGGCGTTTACCTGCTTATATTTTTGGACTAAATCCAGACGCTAAGATTATATCTTGCTCTTACTCGGCTGACCTTGCTAGTGCCATGAACAGGGACGTGCAGCGTATTATAGACAGTCCGGAATATAAAGAATTATTTCCCGATACTAGATTAAGTTCTGTGAATGTCAGAACTACCGCGCATGAAAGTTACCTCCGAAACAATGACATTTTTGAAATAGTCGGGCACAAGGGAATTTATAAATGTGCTGGAGTCGGGGGGTCCATCACGGGCTATGGTTTTGACTACGGCATTATAGATGACCCCACGAAGAACAGGGAAGAGGCTGAAAGCGAAACATACAGAAAAAAAGTAAAAGAATGGTATATGAGCACATTCAGGACACGAAAACAAAAAGGTGCGGCTATTCTTATTACCATGACTCGCTGGCACGAAGATGACCTGGTTGGTTGGCTCTTAGATCTTGCCGAAAAGAATTCTAAAGCCGATCAATGGGAAGTACTTTCACTGCCTGCACTATCTGAAGAAACCCTTTCACCTTACGACTTGAGAACCGGACCAGGTCAGGCACTCTGGCCTGACGAATTTCCAGAAGTTGACCTTCTTAGTACAAAAGAGTCTTTGACAACATATGAATGGCTTTCCCTATATCAACAAAGACCAAGTGCAGCAGCTGGAAATCTTGTAAAGAAAGAACACTTCAAATACTGCACTCTCGAAAATGGAGTATTAAGCCTCAGCGAAAATAAAAAGTTCATGCTCTCACAGTGCAAAATCTTTCAAACATGCGACCCTGCAGCTTCCGAGAGATCAACAGCAAATGATTTTGTCTTGGCGACCTGGGCGCAGACTCCTCAGAACGATCTCGCCCTACTTGATATTCTAAAAACACATCTTGAAACTCCCAGCCACGTCCCCCTATTTGAACAGCAATACACCAAATGGCGACCTCTTCAACAATGGATTGAAACTGATGGTATAGGTAGAGCAACTTATCAATTATTACGCGATAAAGGGCTCCCAATCGCTGAATTAAAAACGGGTGGACGTGATAAGTTAATACGTTTCATCCCAGCGGCAACGAGAATTGCAGCAGGCGATGTCTATTTCTTAGCAGGTGCTCCGTGGTTGAACGAATACGAAACTGAACTTTTAGGATTCCCAAACACTAAACAAAACGGTCAAGTCGACGTTACTTCTTATGCTTGTCAGGTTGTAATTGAACATCCCTTTGTAGAAATGTCTTATGAAACATCATACGTCGGGACTTCATACAGTTCAGGGAGTATGAGAATATAATTTTTTCGTTGGTATATTTGCGTTAAGCTTATATGATATTTGTGTTATAACACTTTACACAGGAGGTGAACCGTGAAAAAAAGAAAATTCAAACTTGAAAAATACGAAACCCCCCGAGACATAACTATAAAAAACGTAGTCTACGAAACAGCCGGAACCGTAACAGACCGAGGGTTTGTTTATGTCTCATCACTTCCAGAATTCAAAAATAAGAAGGTGATAATGTTAATTCAGGATCAATAACCCTTTCTCAATTAATCTGTAAGTCCAGAAACATCCAGCCAGACCAGGGCAACATACAAGGAACTTGTGTTTATTGCGGTCACAGGGATTACCTGATAGAGTCCTCACCTATGGAAGAAGCTCACAGGGAACGACTTAAAAAGAGGTTCTCGAAACAACCAGAAGTAGACTCGATTCACCGCCAGCAATGCAGACAGGTACTTTTATGCGACTACGAAAACAACCTGCCTGTTAATACGCAGGCTATGAAGAAGGAAGAATTACGGGCTAAATGGTGGAATGTCCTGTGAAACAAACGAACTTACAAACCTTCGGGAAGCCTCCACTCCCACGAGGTTACTCTCCTTCCCACATTCTCACGTATCGAAGATGTGAATATAAATTCCTGTTGGCATTTATTTATAAAATCAAAGTGGAAACTAAATTTCAGCCACTATTAACAGGGTCTTCGATACATGAAGACATTTCAAAGGGCATTTTTACATCCGAAGCCCCAGAAAGACAAAAAATGTTAAATGTTGCACAGGAATTCCTTTCAGAAATGCCGGCAAATCCGATATTTGAAACGACTTACGAAGACCCAAATAACCCAGGAATATTCAGAGGGATGATTTTTGGAAAACCGTTCATAGGAATATTTGATGCTCATTGGGTCGAAGAAAGACAGGGCGTAGACTGGAAAGCAAGCAAGCATAACGAAAAATACGACAGTGATTATGAGATTCAGGCGTACATTCTGAATGAATTATTCAAGCAGAAGTACAAACACAACTTGAGGAAGTTCACATTTGTTTTTCTGAAGGATGGTTTCAGATATGAAGCCCAGTCTATATACAATGGAGCAGTACGAAACAGGACTGAAAAAAAGATTAAAAGTGCTCTAGATGGCATCAGTAATTACGAGTTCAAAAAGAAAAGATCATACGCTTGCCAATGGTGTGAGTGCAAGGGGCTTTGTATATGACTGAGGAAGGGCCGTGTTTCCGATGCGGAGAATTGACCGATTTTCACAGCTACCAATCGGAGAGGGGCGAAACTAAAACATATTATTGCTGCGAAAAATGCGAAGACGAGCTGAGAAAATGAATCCCATAGATAAAGAAATGTACCTGATGTACGCAGAAACAGACGAATACCAAGAAGCCGTAAGGCAACTTGAGGAGAACGTTTCTAAGGCGTTTTCTGAGTACTCTAATCCTTACGTTGCCTATTCAGGAGGGAAGGACTCTCTTGTAATGTCTCATGCAGTCTTGCAGGAAAACATAGACACTTTAATTTTTCATTGGGATTATGGGCCGTATTACATGCCTAGAGAACTGGAAAAAGAAGTAATTGATATGGCGTATAAGATCGGAGCTAAGAACATTAGAGTAGATAGTACAGAAGTATATAAGCAGAAAAAGAGAGAGGCTATAAGTGTTTTAGGCAGGATGCTCTATGGTAGAGTACTACCAGGATTGAAAGCAGAAGGTTACGATTTATCCTTTGTTGGACTTCGAGCTCAGGAAGGATGTAAGCGAGCCAGAAGAGTTTCAGATCTCTTTGAAAATGATTCAGTACTACCTAATTGTTTTCCAGTCCGTCACATGAAAGCTAGGGATATATGGGCTTATATCGTCAGTAATAATCTACCTTACTGCTCACATTATGATAAATATGCTTCACTTGTAGGATACGAAGAAGTAAGATTCTGTACTTTCTTTGATAAAGAGTTTGATAAGTACGGGAATTCTAATTTAGATGGCGTTTTAATGACTCAATTTAAAAATGTTTTTTAATTTTCTTTTATAACTATTTTTAAACTTCTTTCCTGTATGCCTTTCCCTAATTTCATATTTTCAGCTTCCCCAACTCCACAAAATGACCCCCAAACAACTACCGTAGGCGCAAGCGTAGCAACAGAACGAGAACAATTCACCTATCATTCCGACATCTTAAAATGGATCTCAGAAACTAAAAATAAACTCCCTCGCGCCACTCCTTTACTCAGAAAAGAAGCATTCCTAGCCGACCCCATGATAAGCGGGACTATTTATCCATACCTAAAAAACGTACTTCTCAAAGACTATAAAATTATCACAAGTGATAATAAACTCTACTCAGAAGCCATAGAAGAAATTACTGACTACCTCGAAGCCCTTAAAATAATGCAGGTATTCCGCGAGGACTTTCTTGATTATGCTTTTCTTGTAGGACACTCATATAGGAGAGCTGACCCAGATAAACAGGGAAATATTGCAAGTCTCGGACGGCTGGACCCGGCAAGTATGGAAGTGTACGAAGATCCCTGGGACAGTTCGATTATCGCATACCACCAGAAAGCCCAGGTCAAAACGTCATGGTCACAGATGAGTACAACGATAGACGTCGATAGTTGGTTTATCCCATTCGGCGCAGATATCCAGAATATTTATGATACATGGGTCCAGGACAGGGAAACCGGAAACAATTTGAAAGTCTATGATCTGTTCGAGACTTATAAAAAAAAATATTCAATAAGTGACATTAACAACCTGCGGATAGGCTCATCTGAGCGTATTTTTGCAATGCACAATTCCGATATCAAATATACTCAAACTTCAGATGATGATTACAGGGAAACTTATAATCCTGCACCTATTGATTCCGTACTACTTGCGGTCTGGCTTAAGAGACTTCTATTAGTCAACAGTCCAAATTTAATTTATGTTGTTCTCAGTCCTTTCCTTCATTTGATTTCCGGAGTTCTAAAAGAATCAAAAGATGCTCTAGG